GATAGAGTTAAATCTCATTTTGAAACTCTTAAAACTATCACTATTGAAGTTGAGGAGTGGAAAGACGAGCATGGTAATCCGAGTGTATTTTATTCTGAACCATTAACCTTAGAAGAAAGAAATTACATAATTAAGAAATCTAACAACTTTGAAGATTTAAATGCTTTAGTTGATTTACTTATTATGAAACTTCTTATTAAAAATGATAAAGGCGAAATGATTAAAGCCTTTAACCCAGAAGATAAATTTGCTTTAAGAAAAAAAGCAGATGGAAAAGTAATAGATCGAATTGCTAGTCTTATTACTAGAGGCGATAATTTCGAAGAAGCCGAAAAAAAGTAAATAGCGACCCAGATGTTAGGTCGCTTTTAGTTATTGCAGAACGATTACATCTTACAATTCAACAAGTTCTTAATATGCCAATAGAACATTATAATCTTTGGTTAGCATACTTGAAAAAAGAACAAGATCAGTATAAAACCAATCAATCATTAGCAGAAGCAAAGAAATATAAAATATAATGGCACAAAATTTAAAAATTAATATAACAGCACAAGACAAAACAAAACAAGCCTTTAATGGTATAAAAGGTGGATTAGCAAGTCTTAAAAATGCTGTATTTTCACTTAAAGGTGCATTTATAGGTTTAGGTGCTGGTCTAGTTACAAAGTCATTTATAAGTACAGGAAGAAGCATAGAGGACTTACAAGTTAGATTAAAACAATTATTTGGTAGCACACAAGAGGGTGCAAAAGCATTTGATGTGATGGCAAATTTTGCATCTAAAGTTCCATTTTCATTAGAACAAATACAAGAGGCATCAGGTAACTTAGCTGTTGTTGCTGGAGATGCAGATAGATTAGCAAAAATATTAGAGATAACAGGTAATGTTGCATCTGTAACAGGAATAGATTTTAGAACTGCTGGAGAACAAATACAAAGATCATTTGCTGGTGGTATTGCTAGTGCAGATATTTTTAGAGAAAAAGGTGTTAGGGATATGCTTGGTTTTAAAGCTGGTGCAACTGTAACAGCAGAAGAAACTGTAAGAGCATTTGAAAAAGTATTCGGTAAAGATGGTAAATTTGGAAAAGCAACAGATGAACTTGCAAATACATTTACAGGTACATTATCAATGCTAGGAGATAAACTATTTAATTTTAAAAGAGGTGTCGCTGGTGCTGGTTTCTTTGATGAACTTAAAAAAGAATTTAAATCACTAAATGAATTTATAGAACAAAATACTGCTGATTTTGAAGCGATAGGAAATGTTATTAGTAAGGTTTTAACATTTGCCGTTAAGGCATTTGCTGGTGCAATTAGAGCTGTTGGTAATGCAACAGGTTTTATAAGACGACAGATAGAACAAATACAAAGATTATTAGGTTTTGAAGTCCCTTTTGTTGTAGAAATAGAAAAGGGAAAAAAAGTTATTAAAGAAGTAAATCTTGAATTAGTAAAAGAAAAATCTTTATTTGAAAAAATATTTGAAGAAGTTAAAAAACTAAATGAATCTTTTAAAATAGAGAAAGAAATAGTAGGTCAAATAAAATCAAATGTTAAAAGTGTTTCAAAATCTATTGCTGAATCTATTATTTTAGGAAAAGAATTAAGTGAAACATTTAGAACATTTGCACAACAAATACTCGTAAATGTTATTTCAAAAACTATTGAAAGAATAGCATTATTAGGTGTTGAAAGAATATTGGCAAAAACAATATTAAAAGATGAAAAAGAAAAAGATAATGCAATACAAAAACAAAATTCAAGTTTAAAAAAACAATTAGCATTAAGGACTGCCATGTCATTTTTAGGTGGAGGCATTGGTGGATTCTTTGGTGGATTTTTTGCTAATGGTGGTGCTGTATCAAAAGGTCAACCAATTGTTGTTGGAGAAAGAGGGCCAGAAATGTTTATCCCTAACTCAACAGGACAAATAACACAATCTGCTAGAGGCACAAGTGGGGGAAATGGAACTACAAATATAAACTTTAATATTTCTGCTACAGATGTTAGAGGTATAAAAGAATTATTAATTGATAATAGAGCAACAATAGTTAATGCTGTTAATTCAGCTTTAAATGAAAAAGGTAAAGAGGCATTAGTATAATATGAGTGGACAATTTCCAACATCTCCTGTTGCACAAGATGCTAGTATTGGCTCTCAACAAAATACTATCGTAAGTGTAACAACATCTGGTAGAGTTCAAACAAGACAAATTGATGGTCAAAAATTTACTATAACTTTAGATTATGCACCAATGAACAGAGCAAACTTTGCACCTATCAAAGCATTTATTATGAAACAAAGAGCAAAATTAAATACATTTACTGTTATCCCACCTATTGTATCAAACGCACAAGGTTCAGTAACAGGAACTATAAGTGTAGATGGTGCAATATCTGCTGGTGCTACTACTTGCACAATAGATGGATTAGCAAATAGTACAAATGGATTATTAAAAGCTGGAGATTATTTTAGATTTTCAAGTGCAATAAAAGTTTATATGGCAGTAGAAGATTTAAACTCAAATGGTTCTGGCGAGGGAACACTTACATTTGAACCACCATTAAGAACAGCAGTAGTTGATAATACATCTCTTGTTTATGATAATGTTGATTTTACTGTAAGACTTTCTAATGATATTCAAGAATATTCTATTGTAACTAATGATCTTTATAAGTATCAGATAGACTTAATAGAAAATCTATAATGAAAAAATATAAAATAACCCATAGAATAACTGCCGATTTTATTGCCGAAGCAATTGTAAATGAAGATGAAATTGATAGCAGTATTAATGATCTTAAAGAATACAAGAAACCTAATAGCAAATTTAATTATACTATGTTAAAAGGTACTGAAACTGTAACCCAAACAAATTACGAAGAATATGGCGAGAACACTAACAACAGCAGTAAAGAATGAACTTGCAACAGATAGCTTACAACCTATTACACTTGTTTTTATAAATGTAGGTTCTGGCTCAAGATTTACAGATCATTATAAAGATATTACTTATGATTCTAACACTTATACAGCATCATCATTATTTACTAAATTATCTAGTGTTACAGAATCCTCAGAAATAGAAGTAAGTAATATTACACTTACATTTACTGGTGCAGATCAAACAATTACATCTTTATTTTTAAATAACATTTATTTAGAAAAAGAAGCAGAAGTATATAAAGGGTTTTTAAATTCTAGCGAACAAGTTATTGCAGACCCATTTCTTTTATTCAAAGGAAGAATTGAATCTTTTAGTATAGATGAATCTATAAATAAATCAGATGTTAATGTTGTAGTAGCTTCTCATTGGTCAGACTTTAGTAAAATAGAGGGAAGAAAAACTAACACAGGTTCACAACAATTACATTTTAGCACAGATAAAGGTTTTGAGTTTGCTTCACAAACAGTTCAAGATATTAAGTGGGGCAGACCATAATGCAAGATGTTATAAATCTATTTAATAATTTTGATCGTTATAAAGGAAAACAGATTAATAATTATATAGAGCCATCAATTAAACTAAATCAATATAAAAAATTTTATCATAATAATGAATTAGTAGGCTTTGTTAATTGGGCTTACATACATGATCTTGTTCAAAAAAGATTTAAACAAACAGGAAACATAAAAACTAATGAGTGGAACTCAGGTAATAATTTATGGTTGATAGAAATAGTTTCTATTAAAAATACATTTAAGATGATGAGGTGGGTTTATAATTATTTTAGAAAAGAATTAAAAGTAAATCATTCTATAAATTGGCTAAGAGTTGATAGTGATATTTATAGAGTTGGTCAAAAGTTTAAAAGGAGTTTTCACTAATGGGTGGTGTAGTAAATACTATTGTTAATGTTGTAACAAGTTTTATAGGGTGGCTTATACCTGTACCTGACATTCCTGACTTTGATACACCAGAAGAAGAAAAAGGTGTATTATTAAATAAACAATCTAACAACGCACAAATACCTGTAGTTTATGGCAGACGACAAATCGGAATTACTAGAGTATTTGTAGAATCCTCAGGAACAGATAATAAATATTTATATATGGCTGGAGTTCTTTGTGAGGGAGAGATAGAAGAAGTAGAACAAATATTTGTAGATGATAAAAGAGTTTTTTTTGATGGTGCTTTAGATCATGGAGTTACAAGAGAAGTATCCTCATTAGATTCTAATTTTTTTAAAAACAATGCTTCTAATATACAAATACAAGCATTTAATGGAAAAGATACACAATCAGCATCTTCTATATTAACTAATGCACCTAGTTGGTCGTCTAATCATAAATTAAGTGGGGTTGCATATTTGGCTTTTAGATTTACTTGGGATAAAGATGCTTTTAGTAATATTCCACAAGTTAGAGTAACATTAAAAGGTAAAAAAGTTTTTGACCCTAGAGATAGTTCTACAAAGTGGACACCAAACTCTGCATTAGTATTATTAGACTATTTAAGAAACACTAGATATGGAAAAGGATTACCAGATAGTGCATTTGAAACAAACTTTGCTTCTTTTCAAACTGTTGCAACAGAGGCAGATACTTTAATTCAACCAAGAACAACAAGTGTTACTGAGGTTGCTGGATTATATAGAGAAGATTATAATGGTTATCATGGAGATTATCCAAGTTATTTTTTAAACAGGTCTATACTTTCAACAGCAACTGTAACAAGTATTATTGGCGTTACTACATTAAATCATAAATCACAAAAATATTCTGGCTATTTTACAGCACCTAGTTCTGCAAGTTTTATATTTCAAACTAACTCTGATGATGGTTCTGCTGTTTATATTGGAGATGCAAGTCAAACAGTAGATAGTTTATCAAAAGAAATAGAAGCTAACAGAGACACTAAAATGGTTGTTAATAATAGAGGCTTACATGGAAATACACCTAAAGATGGAAGTAAAACTTTAGTTAGTGGTTCAGTTTATCCTATTATTATTATTTTTGGAGAAAATGAGGGTGGTAGTAATTTAGATTTTTTTTGGAGAGTAAGTGGTGGAACAGCTAGTCAAAGTTTATCTGCAAATTTTACTAGTAGTAAAGTTGTATCAGATGTAATTCCTAAAATTATTAAATTTGAAAGTAATTCTGTTTTAGATACAAGTCAAAAAGTTATAGATAATGTAAAAAAATTATTAAACCCAATGAGGTCTTTATTCACTTATAACAATGGTCAATACAAACTTAAAGTAGAGGGAACAGGTTCAGCAGTTAAAACTATCACAGAAGATAATGTAGTTGGTGGTGCTAAGGTTATTGGAGAAAGAAAAAATAATAAATACAATCGGGTTATTGGAACCTATGTCAACCCGTATAAGAACTGGCAAAATGATACTGTAACTTTCCCACCAGCAGATGACACTAATGTTGCAACAGAATTTAAACACGCAACTATGCTATCAGCAGATAATAATACTTTGCTTGAGGGTAACTTTCAATTTCCTAATGTAACTAATACATTTAATGCAGAGGCTCTTTGTGAAGTTATTTTAAGAAGATCAAGACAACAATTACAAATACAATTAACTTTAACATCTGAATTTTTAGAATTAGAAATTGGTGATATTGTTGCAATTACATATCCTAGTGGTGGTTTTAATGCAAAACCATTTAGAGTGTTAGGTTTAGAAATAAATGAAGATTTAACTGTAAATGTTCAGTTGTTTGAACATCAAAATAACTTTTATGATTTTAATACTAAAAATCCTATAGCAACAATACCAGATACAACTTTACCTAATGTAACTAAAACAGTAGATATAAGCACACTCTCTGAATTATTAACGATTACTGATGAGGTTGCTATTTATAATGATGGTGTTGTCATTACTAAACTTATTATTCAATTAGGAGATTTTTCAACTATTGATTCTTTTTTTGAATATTTTGAAGTAGAAGTTTCAGAAGATGGAGTAAATTTTACAAGTGTTGGAACAGGAAAACAAACTAGGTATGAAGTTTTAAATGTTAAAGATAAAACACTTTATCATGTAAGAGTAAGATATGTTAATAGTGCTGGTGCAAAATCTAATTATTTAGCTGGAACACACACAACAGTTGGACAAACTGCACCACCAGCGAATGTTCAAAACTTTTCTATAAATGTTTCAGGAAGATCAGCAACTCTTTCTTGGGACGCTGTACCTGA